CTCCACATTAAAAAGGTGGTGATACTCTGAATGAGATTATAACAGATACCGAAGCTGAACAGCGAGTCATATCAGCAATGCTTTATTCCGAGTCCGCTTGCATTTATGCCTTAGATACCATTTCCGAAAAAGACTTTTCTAATCAATTTAACCGCGACTTATTCCTTCTAATTCAAGCTATCTTCACTCAGGGTATCAGGCCCACACCAGCAGAACTTATCAAAGAAGGAATGAAACTAGGTTTTGTTAGAGGCAAAACAGAGGTAGACAAAATACGTCAAGCAGCAGAGCATTTTATTGATGACGAAAACATCGGTTATTGGACCAGCAAAGTCAAAGAAGCCTCTAAAGGTAGAGCTATGCAGGAACTACTCAAGCGATACCACAGAGAGCTAAGCAAACCATCGGTAGACATATCAGACCTTATTCGCAATGCAAGCGGTGAAGTATTCTCTTTAGCGATGGATATTGAGCAACAGCGAACGCTTACAGGCAAAGACTTAGCCAAAGAAGGACGCGAGTTAATCAGGAAAAGAGTAGAAGCCTATCGCAAAGCAAGGGATGACGAAAAATTTCCAGGCGAAGTGCCACTTGAAGGAGTGCCTACAGGTTTTCCTACCATTGACCGCTTGTCTTTAGGCTACAAGCCCGGCGACCTAATTCTGTTAGCAGCACAAACTGGACACGGCAAAACAGCTTTCGCAATCAATACAGCAAGGGCTATTTGCATCGAAGCACAAAGAAGACTCTATTACCTCAACACTGAAATGAGTCGACAGCAAATACTCTATCGCTGGGGTGCAGTCTTATCCGGTGAATCAATGCAACGATTGAGGGCTGGCTCGTTAAATGATGAGCAAGCGGAAGATGTTATTAATAGCTATGACCTTTTAGAGCAGTCTGATTTTTACGTTGATACCGTTGCAAGTCCCACCCCTTCGAGGGTTGATATTCTTACTCGCAAAAACAAGATGCAGCATGGAATAGAAATCATGGTTTTAGATTATGTAGGACGCATGGAAAAAATCGAACGCGGCAAAGAAGAATGGCAGGTTTTAGAGCAAATAGTTAAGTCCATGAAGGAGCTGGCGCAGAATCAAGACATAGCAGTCATGGTATTGGCACAGTTAAACGAAGATGGCTCACTTCAAGGTGCAAAGCGTATGCGGAACGAGTGCGACATGATATTTAAACTGTTACCAATGCCGAGAGAAGAAACCCGAAGGGAAATTGAGTCCAAGGCTAGCCAAAAGTATGAAGAATTTAACTATGCCCTATTCGTGGACAAAGCCCGTGACTTTGAAGGTGGAAGATATATCCCGATAATATTTAACATGGAAAAACAGCAGATACGGGAGGCAAAAGCGATTGGAGGGAATAAAACCGAGAAGGAAAAAACCACTGACCCGTGGCTAGAGATTGGGAGGGAGGTAAAGAGGTAGAGTGAAAAACGAAAGGAGAAAAACCATGAAGAATAGTGCTTGGATAGATGTAAAAGACCGAGTGCCTGAGAGTGGGCAGGAAGTATTAATCTATTATTTTGATAGCGGTTTTGACATTCATCAAATGTCTATAGTTACTTATTTTAAAAGGGACGCTGTTATGGATACGGCAATTCCTAATAAATATGATATGCCGGAGAAAAATTTATTAGATGCCTTGTTTAATCCTAATAACGAAATGAAGGCATCGCAAGATGGATTTTACATCTATGATAGCGCTGGAAGCGAAGAAGCTAGATTCAGGAAGCACGCAGACGTAATAACGCATTGGCAACCATTGCCCGAACCGCCATACATGATTGCGGAGGAGCCTTTTATGAAAGTCAAGGAGCGAATCAAGAACGAATTAGCCCTTCACAAGCAATTCATAGTCGACTTAATCAAATGTCATTGTGACGATATATGCGATTATTGCAAGCATTACATTAAGTGCGAGGGCGAGGATTGCGTTTACTTTATTTCAGGCACAGGGGATGCCGAGGGAAAATATCCTGAATTTAAATGGACTTGCAAAGATTTTATTTATGGAACCTGTCAACTATTAGAAAACACGCCTTGCAAAGGTTGTTTTGATAACGATTACGAGACATTTGCTTGGAAGGGATTAGGTGAAAGGGATGATTAAAGATAGCGGTACCCGCCGTGAATTTGAGACCGGGGCCGTAAGAGATATTCAGGAAGGCAAGGGTCGTTGCGACTTGTTGCCTTTAGACATCCTTGCAGTCCGTCTGGAAAGTACGGTTTTAAGTTTTATTGATGAATATATCCAAGAGGGCTACATTGATTCTCTATGGTATGCCCTAGACGCTTTTATTGGTAAAGATGATAAGCAATTCTGTTCTGCAATATTAGATGTATCTAAACATTACGAGCAAGGCGCGCTCAAATATGGAGAGTGGAATTGGGCAAAAGGCATACCGCTTCATTCCTACATTGACAGCGCAGTAAGGCATTACCTAAAAGTCCTGCGTGGCGACAATGACGAATCGCACGAAAGAGCCTTCATCTGGAACATTTTAGGTGCAATCTGGACGCATACCAATAAGCCGGAAATGATTGACCTACTTTTTACCGCAAAGGAGGTGCGCCATGAGGATTAGCAAAGACGAATACTATCTCAATATTGCTCGTGAAGTAGCACAAAGAAGCACATGCCTTAGAAGAAAATACGGTGCAGTAATTGTAAAGAATGACAGCATAATCGCTACCGGTTACAACGGTTCTCCTCGTGGTGAAACCAACTGCTGTGACATTGGAATCTGCGAGCGCGAACGGCTGCAAATTAAAGCAGGTGAACGCTACGAGCTGTGTAAATCAGTCCATGCAGAGATGAACGCTTGCCTTCATGCAGGACGTGACAGAGCAATGGGCGGCATCATTTACCTTGTCGGCATTGATGGCAAGACAGGCCAAACAATAGCAGGTGAGCCTTGCATGATGTGCGCCAGAACCTTAAAGCAATGTGGAATTGTAAAGGTTATTACCATTAGTTAGGAGGAGTAAATCATGATTAGCTTAGAAATGGCCATAAAACTTAAGTCCGCCGGACTCGTGTGGGAGCCTCAAATTGGGGATATGTTTTACTGGCATAACGGCAAGGATTGGGAAACAGACGCCTTAACCAGCGAGGACGTAAACGACAATTTAGAGGAAACTAGAGATTTTATCGACGAGGGAGCTTGGATTTTAGCTCTTGGCCTCGAACAACTGCTGGCGAAGATTTATGAAATCTATAATTTCACTCTACACAGTAGCGGCTATATCGTGTTACGCAAGAAAGGTTCTGGTATGGTCGCGGAGCACTTCCACAGCGATACATTGGAAAACGCCGCCGCCTCTGCCCTGCTCTGGATACTGGAAAGGGAGGACTGACCATGATTGAGATAGGCCCTAATCTGGCAGGGGCAATTTGCATCTTCAGCATAAGTGGACTTGTTGCGGCTTTTATAGTTTGGGCGTTAATTCATTAAGGAGGGACAACATGAAAGCTAACCTTTTATCCATTAAAGGCACTTGGCGGGAAGTCGCTGATGCCGCTAGGGCAACCATAGGACTTGAAGCAGGAACAGGTGAGCCATCGTCAAGCTGGAAGCGGCGAATGATTTTAGCGGAGCACTCACCGATAAGAAAGCTTCACATCAACTGGAAGTGGACTGACCTGCTCTGGTGGGTGCAAACTCACTTTACCCGCCATCACGTCGGCGTCGAATGGTTTGTATCGACAAGTAGAACTGACAGGACAGGAATAGACCGAAGCACTATCGGTCAAGATGCCCCGGTAAACGTTGAAGGTTTGGCCAATGCTCAAGCACTAATCTACATATCTCGCAAGCGACTATGCAATCAGGCCAGTAAAGAAACCCGCGAAGCATGGCAAGCCTTTTTAGAAACCTTCAAAGAGTCTGAGCCTGAGCTTTACGGTGCTTGCGTCCCGGACTGCGTCTATCGCGGTTGGTGCTACGAATACAAGTCGTGCAGCTACCATCTGACCGAAAACTACAAGGGAAAGCTAGCTGAATATCGCGCAGGGATAAACCAACCTAAGACCAACTGGGGCTGGGCTTGCGTCTTTTGCGGTTTCTTGAACTTAAGCAGGCACGAGGTATGCGAACGATGCGGAACGGGGAGAAATGGGTAAAAACATAACAAAAGGGAGGTTATGGGTATTGCTAAGACCGATTTAACCTTGGAGCTTGAAAGGGAGATATGGGAAGCTACTCACAAACAAGGGGTATTTGGCTGTTTTGAGGTAACTATAGGCTGGTTTGGCAAGGAACGTGTTGATTATATTACTTACGACACTAAGGGCATTTGGCGGTGCTACGAGATTAAGGTTTCTAAGTCAGACTTTCGCAGCAAGGCCGCTAAGACATTCATAGGGCATTATAACTATTACGTTATGCCTAGCGAATTGTACGAGGAAGTGAAAGACGAAATACCCTGGCATATAGGGGTTCATGTTAATAAGGCTTGCGTTAAGAACCCGAAAAAACAGGAATTGAGCATTGATGAGCAGGTACTAAAAGATTCTTTGATACGTTCTTTGAGTCGTGAATTTGCTAAACAGTACCAAAGCGGAGACCCGTCTACTGTAGAGACATTAAGCCGGAGACTAAGACGTATGGAAACCGAAAGAAACCAGTACAGGGCTAAGTACTGGGATTTGATGCAGATTGGCATGAAAAAATATGGGCCACGGTGGTACCGGGAGGACTAGATAAGGGGGTGATAGCATCTTAGTTAGGCAAATAAAGGCTCGCTTGCCAATTCTGGAAGCTGTTGAACGTTACGGCAAGGTAGAGCCTAAGCGCAAGGGCAATTCCTACTGGTGTTCTTGCCTACAGAAGCAAGAACGAACGCCATCAATGCAGATATTCCCCGACAGAGACTACTACCGATGCTTTTCTTGCAACTCTTACGGCGACCAGATAGACCTAGTAGCAGAAGCCCTAAACCTTCCCCTGCCAGATGCAATAAGCCTTCTAGCCAAAGACTTAGGAATCGACACCGACATATCGCAGGAGGAACGAGACAGAATCGAATTAGAGCAAGCTAGGAGGCAGCAGGAGCGACAAAGGGAACTTGACCAACAGAATACCATTAAAGCGGAGTACAGACGGCTAATCGAGACAGAGAAGCTAATGTACTCTTTTTTAATGACCATTGAGAGTGAATCGGACCTTGACCGTTACGAAGTGACAAAAAGCCTACAGAACAAAGAGTTAATCGGGCACTGGATAGACGTGCTACTTAACGGCAAGTTAGAGGAGCAGCTAGCGGTGCTTGAAGCGAGCAAAAACTTCAATCCGTGGGAGGAGGTAGACCATGAGAAAGCGACTTCGGAAGAAGTGGGAGAATCGGAAACCTAGAATCTTGGTAAACGACAAAAGATATTTCAAACCTGACAACATGAGTCCCGGAACGATTGTAGCCTATGCGGTTTACATACCGGGAGAGAGGGAGAAGGTGACAGCGTGAACAAGAGCAAGATTGAATGGACGGATTATGTTTGGAATCCAGTGCGTGGTTGTCTGCATAACTGCCCGTACTGCTACGGCAAGCGCATTGACAGGCGTTTTAGCGATGGCAGTTTTACCCCGACATTTCACCCGGAAAGGCTACAAGAACCGTTAAAGGTTAAGAAACCAAGCCGGATATTTGTCGGGAGCATGGCAGATTTGTTTGGAGATTGGCGATGGAAAGATATAGACGATAATGGTCGACCCAGAATGGTTTCCTGCAATTATATTATGGGTTATATATTTGATATTGTTGTTGCTTGCCCGCAGCATACCTTCATATTCCTAACCAAGAACCCGCGCGGTATGCAGAGATTTGACTTCCCGGACAACTGCTGGTGCGGGACAAGCGTGGAGAACCAGGAGAAGGCAGACGAGCGGATACCGGAACTGCTGCGGGTGGACTGCAAGACCTTATTTGTGAGTTATGAGCCAGCGTTGGGACCAGTGAACTTTCCTCATTCACTTAATCTTTGTGCAAATACTTCTTGTATGTATCGAGGGAAAGCATTTTGCAAGGTATCCTGTGAGCATTATCCGCAACGGAAAAACATCGACTGGCTCATCATCGGCGCACAGACCGGACCGGGAGCAGTAAGACCTAATCCTGACTGGATAAGTAGCGCGATAAACCAAGCTAGAGATGCCAATATCCCAGTGTTTGTGAAAGATAATGTTAACTGGTTTAGCAAAATTCAAGAATGGCCGGAAGGAGTGAAATCATGCGAATAGACGAAATGCCAGCCGGCAGAGAGATGGACGCACTGCTAGCGGAGAAGGTTATGGGGTATACCCTTTCGGATTTAAGTTTGCTCGCTTATCCAAAATATAAGCTATTTGACATTGAAAGCGGAGAATTTAGCGGATATGTGAAAGAAGTGCCCCACTATTCCACCGACATAGCGGCGGCGTGGCAGGTGGTGGAACAAGTAACTAAAACACAATGCGATGATACGGGTAGTTTTTATGTATTTAAAATAGTTAAAAAACATCATAAGTGGTGCACTTACATAAAGCACCCTTTGTGGAGCGGGATTCACAGCGAATTAGGGAAAAATTATGAAATGTATCAAGCGTATGCAGATACCGCGCCATTGGCGATATGCAGATGTGCACTCAAAGCAATGGGGGTGACAGAATGCTAATCATCGGAATCGACCCCAGTTTAACCTCAACAGGCATTATAGTTCTTCGTGACAACAAGGTTGAACTAGCCGAAACCACTAAAAACAAACCGGAATTAGGGACGATTAAGCGAGTGAGACTGATACGAGAGCGAATAATCGACATTACCGAAAACTTAACAGACGAAGAAGAATGGCAAGCCCCCGATTTGATAGCAATCGAGGGCTTTTCTTATGGCAGTAAAGGCAGGTCAGTCTTTGACATAGCCTATCTAGGTTGGCGAATCAGGGAGGACTTAGAACGACTCAGGACTGAAGATGGCATTCCCTGGCTAGAAGTACCCCCGAGTCAACTTAAAAAGTTTGCTACAGGGCAAGGAAACGCCAATAAGGAGATTATTCTACAGCAGGTTTACAAGCGATGGGGAGTTGAGTTTAGCGACAATAATCAAGCCGATGCCTACGTCTTAGCGCAGATTGGCCGAGCATACTTAGGCGACACCGAGGGCTTGACTGCCTTCCAGCAGGAAGTTATTGCTAACCTTAAAGGCGAGAAACCGAAGAAGAAGTCGAGAAAGAAGGTGGAGAAGTGAAATGAAGCTAACCGCTGAACAATGCCAGATGGCAGAGGACAACATAGGACTAGCCTATGGTACGGCCTGGAAAATGGTCACTAAAAGCCCGCTAGAATTCGATGATATCCTTTCAATCTGTTTTTTAGGTCTAGTCAGGGCAGCTCAAAAGTTTGACCCAAGTAAGGGCTTTGCATTCTCGACCTATGCAGTCAACACCATGCAGTGGATGGTTTTCAAAGAAGCTAACCCGAGAAAACCGCAAATAAAAGCATCGTACTTTGAGGATTTAATCCCTGCCGAGTGGGAGTCAAGCTGGGAGAACATGATAGCAGACGATAGCTCACTTGAAGATGACATAACCGATAGCATTCTTATTGGTCAGATACGAGAAAAAATTAACCACATGAAAATGTCTCCCAAGTCCAAAGAAGTACTGCAAATCTATTTCGACAACCCCGAGCTAACTCAAAAAGAAGTAGCCAAAATTGCTGGCTGCACTCAAGTTACGGTCAGCAGAACATATAGGAAGCTAGCTGAACAATGTCAAGCCGAAACAAAAGCGATTTAGGAGGGGGCTATGAACGAAACTAAGATGCGTATTGACGATTATTCCGACCGTGCCGAGATAGTTGAGATGCTTACCAAAACCAGACGTTGCCTAAATTGTGGCCTGTGGCTCCCTAGAGGTCATGGGTACAAGCGAACCACCGGTTATTGTTCTATGCTGTGTCACAACGCTAAACCGCCTAAGATGGCTTACCTTGAACACATATACGGCAAGCCTGCCAGAGAGGTAATCATCGAAACCTTAAATAGCAATAACAACGTGACGATTAGCGCAGAACTGTTGGGGGTTAGCAAGTTTACAATGTTCCAGTGGTTGAAGAAGCTGAACATTAACCGGCACGTTGAATGGAGGTGATGCCGTTGGACTACTTGGAGTTTCTACAATCGAAAATAGACATAGCAAAAGATACCGGGTTTGATATTTCACCAGATGAAATCAACCCGGTTTTGCTTCCCCATCAAAAAGATGCGATTCGCTGGGCCATTAAAGGCGGCAGACGGGCATTGTTTGAAGCGTTCGGATTAGGTAAGACCGGCCAACAGTTAGAGATTTGTCGCATCATCACTGAGCATGAAGGCGGTAAGGCATTAATCGTCTTACCTTTAGGAGTTAAACAAGAATTTACCAACGATGCACTTAACCTTTTAGGTTGGGACGAACCACCACAATATGTGCGGACAATGGAAGAAGCAGAAAGGGATCCGTGCCCTATTCTTATGACCAACTACGAGCGGGTACGAGATGGCGACATAGACCCGAAGTATTTCACGGTTACCACTCTGGACGAAGCAGCCGTACTTAGAAGTTTTGGCAGTAAAACATATCAGACGTTCCTTGATAAATTTAAAGGCGTGCCTTATAAGTTCGTCTGCACAGCTACCCCATCACCGAACCGATACAAAGAGCTTATCCACTACGCCGGGTACCTAGAGATTATGGCCACTGGCCAGAGCCTTACCAGGTGGTTCCAGCGGGATAGCACGAAAGCGAACAACCTCACATTATACCCTCATAAAGAAACCGAGTTCTGGCTATGGATTAGTTCTTGGGCCTTATTCATTACCAAACCATCGGACTTGGGATACAGCGACGACGGCTACATCATGCCGCCGCTTGACATTCGCTATCACGAAATACCAGTCGACCATCTTTCGGCAGGCGCAGACAGAAATGGCCAGGGAAGAATATTCCGTGAAGCTGCGGCTGGATTAGTTGATGCCGCAAGGGAAAAGCGAGATTCGATAGATGCCAGAATAGCAGAAATGGCCAGAATCATTTCAGAGAGTCCCGAGGACCATTTTATTCTATGGCACGACCTCGAAGCGGAGCGACACGCTATTAAAAAAGCGGTACCGGAAGCAATTGAGATTTACGGCACGCAGGACTTAGATATTAGAGAACAGCGTACCTTGGATTTTGCCGACGGAAAATACCGTTTGCTTGCCACTAAGAAAGAGCTCAGCGGTTCCGGCTGCAATTTCCAGCGTCATTGCCACCGGGCTATTTTTGTAGGCATTGACTACCAATTTAACGACTTCATTCAGGCCATACACCGAATATTGCGCTTCCTGCAACCTTACCAAGTTCGGATAGATATTATTTATACCGAAAGCGAAAGAGCCATCCTTGACGTTCTGCTGAAGAAATGGGAGCAGCACGATTACATGGTCGAACAGATGACCAATATAGTCAAACAATATGGGCTAAGCAACACTTCCATGATGGACAAATTAGCCCGCAGCATTGGAGTTGAGAGAGTGAAGATAGAAGGAAAATATTTTACCGCAGTCAACAACGACTGTATTTTAGAGACAGCAGAAATGGCCAGCAATAGCGTTGACCTCATTCATACGTCAATTCCCTTCGGCAATCATTATGAATATTGCAATTCGTACAACGACTTCGGCCATAACGAAGATACCTCGAGGTTTTTTGAACAGATGGACTTTTTGACCCCACAACTGCTGAGAATCTTAAAGCCCGGGAGAGTCTATGCCTGTCACGTAAAGGACCGTATTCTATTTGGCAATGTCACCGGTACCGGATTCCCGACAATGGAACCGTTTCACGCGCTATGCATTCAGCACTACATGAAACATGGTTTTCAATACTTCGGGATGATTACCGTCGTAACTGATGTGGTCAGGGAGAACAATCAGACTTATCGATTGGGTTGGACTGAGCAGTGTAAAGACGGAACTAAAATGGGCGTTGGTTGCCCTGAGTACATTTTACTTTTTCGGAAGCTTCCCAGCGATACCAGCACAGCTTATGCAGATGAGCCTGTCAGTAAATCTAAAGAGGATTACACCCGCGCACAATGGCAGATAGATGCACATGGTTTTTGGCGGTCATCCGGAGATAGGTTGATGGGCAAGGATGAGTTGGCTAATATCCCGGTCAGAAACTTGCAGTTTGTTTACCGCAAATACTCGAGGGAAAACGCTTACAGTTATGAGGAACATGTGGAGTTGGCTAAGAAGCTGGACGAAAACGGCAAGCTACCTGCATCATTTATGGTAGTTGCACCAGGTAGTTGGCACGACGATGTTTGGGACGATATTCTGCGAATGCGAACATTAAACGGAGAACAGGCTAAACGAAAACTGCAACTTCATCTTTGTTGCTTACAACTTGATATTATCGAACGAATAATAAACCGTTTCTCTAATCCAGGGGAAACGGTTTTTGATCCTTTTGCGGGACTTTTCTCGGTCCCGTATATGGCAGTGAAGATGAACCGTAAAGGGTGCGGGGTGGAATTAAACGCCGACTATTTCAGAGACGGTATTGGTTACTTGAAAGCCGCTGAACAAGCAATAAATATGCCTACGCTTTTTGACTTTATGGAAGGAGAGGAATAATGCAAACATGTTCGGTTAAAAACTGCAATTCAAAAACCCACGCTAAAGGATTATGCAAATATCACTATAAAACTAAATGGCGTACCGGCTCAGTTGAGGTTTCGCGACCATGTTATCACGAACCTGTTGAGCAAAAGTTTTGGCATTATGTTAAGACGGGAGCGGAAAAAGAATGCTGGGAATGGTTGGGCTATAAAGATAAGGATGGTTACGGGAAAATGAGAACTGGCAACACCAATCAGGCAGCACATAGAATATCTTGGCAAATCCATAACGGAGAAATACCAACCGGTCAAATGGTTTTACACAAATGTAATAACCCTTCATGTATAAACCCAAGCCATCTTTATTTAGGAGATCACCTACAAAACATGCAAGACCGTTTAAATTCTGGCCATTATCCCAAGAACGAAGATCACCCGAATGTTAAATTCCCCGATGACATAGTTGAGCAGATCCGTAAATCCAACAAAACATATAAAGAACTCAGTCAGCAGTTCAATATATCGGCAAGCCAAATAAGCAACATTAAGCGTGGCGTACAACGTATTCCAGACGAAGGGAGCGATGCTATGTGACCAAAACCATCCTATTCCCCCGCGGCAAAACATTTGTAGCCGCTAAGGTAATAAAAACCGTGCTAGAGCCACTTGGCAACACCCGTCAAGTGGTTTTCTTTTGCCAAGACTCAGATGGCAAGCGGTATAGAGTACCGAAAAATGAAGTGATAGCGAAAGGAGTGCTGAGAGATGCCAACAAGTCCAATGGCCAGAGTGCAAAAACAAAAAGAAGAAATAAGAGAGCAAATCGAAAAACTACAGCGTGAGTTGTCTGACCTTGACGCTAAAGAGGTCTATGCCACACAACTGACTGAGCTATGCCCATCGTGCAAAGGCAGTGGACAGGAACGCTACACTGATGCTGCTGGCTCAGGCGATTGGCGAGACTGTTCTACCTGTAAGGGTTGGGGTCGCATCTCAAAAGGAATTATATGCCCACAGTGTAAAAAAAGCCTTGATGATATGACGCATTTAAGACGCGAGAGTATGCCCCATTGCCCTTTTTGCGGTCACTATTTAGGCAGGTTATTCAGGTCCATTGACGATTAAATGAAAGCGAGGACGATAGCATGAGTATTAACAAAGCGATTTTAACCGGCAGACTGGGCAAGGAAGTAGAGTTGCGCTATACCCAATCAGGTAAAGCAGTTGCAACCTTTTCCTTAGCGGTAACGGATAGCTTCAACCGAGAAGTGACCCATTGGCTTAACATCGTCGTTTGGGGTAAGTCTGCTGAGAATTGCGCTAACTACCTAAGCAAGGGCTCACTCGTCGGAGTTGACGGCAGAATCCAGACTCGAAACTATGAGAACAAGGAAGGTCGCAAAGTCTACGTTACCGAGATAGTAGCCGACAGAGTAGAGTTCTTAGACTCTAAAGGTAAAAGCGATAAACCCGCTGGCAATTGGGACGACATAGGACGCGAGATAGAGACGGATGATTTTGGACCGTTCTAGGAAAGCGAGGGATAGCCATGTCAAATAAGCCGATAGATGATGCCCTAGACTTCGACCCCGCTAAAATCGAGCAGATGGAAGTCGAGTTTGACACTTGCCCTCACTGCGGAGGCGAGGGTATAAGGAACAACGGACTTTACGCATTTAACTGCCCTGTCTGTTTTGGGACCGGTGCGGTTGAGGTGAAGAAGGAGGGGTAACCGTGAACCTAGAACAAGCACTAGAGATAGTCCGAGAACATATCCGTATTGGCAAAGGCATGGAGTTAGTCAATGGAGTGCCGGAAGCGTTAGAAATGGTGGTAGATGAATTGATGGTGATGCAGAAATCGTTGGAACTAGCAAATGATGAATTGTTCGATGAAATGGATTTTAAAGGCGAATGTCCAAAAACTTGGTACGGGATAAACAAACCTGAATGCACAAACGATAACTTCTTTTGTGAACGTGACCACAAATCCTGTTGGCGCGACTACTTCCTACAGCAAGCAAAGGAGGGCTAAATGGCTAAACCGAAAACCAAATACTTAAACGGCTATCGCAGGGAGCTAGTGCTGTGGGCACTCTCCCTGCAACTTATTTTTGAGAACCATCGTGACCATTTTAAAGGCAAGGAGCTAGTCTGGCTAGACAGCATCATCCTCAGCATCGAAACACTCTCTAAGCTTATGCTAGGCGGCTTAGACATGACCGAGCTTAAAACCATTGAAAACGCCATTGGCAGAATTGAGCCTAAGCTTTACGCCGAGAAGCTAATCAACCAAAAGGAGCCTACCGTTAAAGTTAACGTCGACTTACTCTATGACCTAGCAGAACTAGCCCTTGAAGATTGTCGCCATGATTGTCAAAAGGACTTTGACAACTGCCCGAGACGCAAGATGTTTTTAAGCCTGATGGTTGAGCCGTACACCGAAACCGGACCTTGTCAATATTGGAGGGGAGAAAGTGGGTAAAATATCGGACTATGTTAAAGAGATGGAGCAGGAAAACGAAAGACTATCCAAACTGGTAGAAGCTATGACAGGAGAACTAGAAACCTTAAGGCAAAACCCACCAGCAGGGGAAAGCGAGCAAGCCAAGGACTATCTCATCAGCTTGCTGGAGCCCGATATCATCTGGGCAGAAAATAGTTTAAAAGCGATGGGGCCAAAGCAAAAAGAGCGCATGAGCGAAGTCATAGCAACCTACCGAACCATAAAACCGAAGGTTGAGAAAGAAGGTGACTAATTGCCTGACTATGTGACTGACCCCGTTAAAATAAAACTGCTGCTAGCCCAATACCCGATACTAGAGGCTGTAGTTGCTAACCTTACTATTGAACTAGAGATAGTCTACAAGCAAGGCACGGGCATCATCTGCACATCAGAGGAAATCATGGAAGCACTAGCCATGAGCAGTGACCGCTTAAGCGATATGCCACGCTCTGCCCCTGCGCCGGGTGATAAGATAACAAATATAATTGCTGACTACCAGAAGATGCTTGACAGCGAATACGGCGAACTCTTAATGGCTATCCGAAACGATGTTTTCATTATTAGCTCAGTAGTCGAAAAAATCCAAAACGCTATCAAGCGATTACCGGACGACCAAAAAGAAGTTTTGGCTTTGAAATATTGGCAACAACGCTCATGGGGGCAGATAGCCGATGCGATGCGAGTTAGCGAAGGGCAAGCAAAGAGGTGGCATAAGATAGCAGTCGAAGAGCATCTAAGTAAGTCCTTAAAAATCGGATATGACAGCTACAACTATGTGATGGAGAAGGTGAAGGATAAGTGAGGGGAGAAAACCGGGTCGTAAGATAACCCTAGACAAGCAAAAACTCCCCGGCAGGTATAAAACCATTACCGGGGAGCTAAAACGCTTGTATAAGCATTACAGTAGCCTTAGAGTCAATTTACTGCTTAGGGGGAGCAAACTTACTTACATCATACAGCCCAGATGCCATTAACCCAACCACAACACCACCCATTAAGCCCCAAAATACCGGGGCAGACGAATACAAGGCTATTGCTACCCCTATGATGGCACCGATAAGAGTCGCTAACAGAGCAGCGTACTTTGAAGGTAAGCCAGCCTCCCTAGCGGCTCTTACTAAGCCTTGAACAACAGCGATGGTTGAAATACTGCTACCCGCTATAACGATGGTGGTAATGTCCATGATTATTTGCCTCCTTTCAAGATTAACACTGTCCTAGTATTAGCGTCCCAATCAACCTTAGCACCCAAGGCTTCAGAGATAGCTCTAACAGGCATATAAGTTATGTCGTTAAGAATTACACCGTTACCGATAATATTGCCGTTTACTCTTACGGGCACTTCGGGCAAATCAACTTGAGCTTTTACGTTTATCAGCATATTTTCACTCCCTTTCAAGTCGCTAAATAATCTAGTCCACGGAAACTTAGGCCCAGGGCAGTTAGGACGATTAACGCTATCGATATTAAAATGGCCGATAATATGGTTGTTATCTACCGAGATGTTATGCTTCTTAACTAAGTGCTTATGTAGCCACAAACTAGCTTGATACTGCGCTTCGGTTAAGTCGCCACCAGACAAGCACTCATGCTCTATGCCAATAGTGTAATAATTTGGATTACTGCCATCATACAACTTCCAGTTTGGCTTATTAGCAAATCCAGCGTGCCACGAACTATCCTCATCCTTGACAAGCTGGTAAATATCACCTAGCTTAGTCACCAAATAATGAGCCGATGCCTGAGCTTTTGGATTACGCATCCAGTTTAAGCATCCCGGAAACGAGCCAGCAGTTATATGGTTAACTATTGCGATAATCTTTTTACCCCGTCTGCCTTTAGTAAAGTTAGGACTAGGTTTCCAGATGATTTTAAATTGTTGATTTGACACTATTTTTCACCACCCTTTATCAAGCCTTCGTCCCGTCATTTTCTTCTTTTAGTATCTTAATTATCATCCGAATGCCAAACAAAGCCTCTTTAATATCGGTGTAATTCCATTTAGATTTAGCAGCAAAAACTAGGCTTTTCTCGACTTCAGCAAGCAATTCCAGCAAGGTTTCTTTTTTCATGCCCATTTCCTCTTTAAATTGGGGGTTTGTCATAATCATCACCTTCTATTCTGCTAACCCCTTCTTCTTCCACAATCTTTTCTAACTTGCGTTTACTAAACCGCTTGAGCCACGCAAATTCTTCTACACCAGCTTCCAGGAAGTTCTCACAAGTGCTTTCAAGCTCAACGAAAAAGAAGATGCCGTAAATAACGCTAGATGCCAAATAAGCGTACTCATACGGGAATTTCTCAATCTGAGCGGCGAATATACACATGAAAAAATAAGCCGGTATTTTTAACTTTGCGCCACGAAATGCCTTGTCTGATTGGATATGCCCTTCCTTGATGGCCTTGAAAAACCCGCCGTGATTTACCGATTCAGTTATCAACCTTGAAAGCAAATCACAAGCTACCGCTATCCATAAAGCGTAAAAAGCAGGTCCCGGCCCTACAAGGTAAGTAAATGCGCCCACTAAAAAACCCCCTAGCCATGCTAGAGGGTCGGTCAGCGCGCTAAGAGTTATCTTCCCGAAGGTACTCATAAATTCATTCATTAATCACACTCCCCGGTTAAAATTTATGGTAGACTAAACTTGCAGGCGTAAAATCGCTCTACCGATTTCCTTTGCCCCGGTGAAGGTTGCCTGCTCCTTTCCTTTTCACCCCCTTCTTGCTATTTATTCCTTTTCACGGTAAAATATGGACAAGTTTAAAAACCCTAGAAATACGCATACTATAACAAAGGAGGCATGATAAATATGCGTAAAAACCCGATTATTGCCCTGCTGTTAACGGTTGTTATGCTGTTTGCGGTTGTTGCACCGGTGATGGCGTTTACACCCGGTGCCATTATAGACGAAGTAAATTTAATGAGAGCAAGCGGAAAACTTAGCAATGATTTAATAACTCAAGCCGTTGTCGATTTATCTCTTATTGAAAGCAACGGTTCCGTGATTGCCACGATCTACGAATCAGTCTATGAGAATCAAACCATAAACACATATCCTAACCTATTAAAACAATCAACTGCTTCATGTACCGACAAATTGACACGCTTTGTTTTTGAACTTACAAACAGGTATCGTCCCCAAGAAACAGACCTGTCAATTAGCGTGCCTTCTGACCGATTAACAGTGCAAACATACGTCTATGGGCAGTATAAAGACCAAGCCATGTATGCCCTTTTAACGGGAATTCCTGACTGCTTAAACAATGAGCCATACAATCGACCACCGCTTTCTAGCGGAGAAAGTGGCAACAGTGCGAGTTCAGGGGATTCATGGATTGCCCCTTATTCACCAGAAAACATAGGCACAGACCCGATAAACTCATTCCAAGTTACCACTTTTGCTATTGATAAAAAGACTTATGCGGTTACTGCTACCAGCAATAATAATGGGGAATTTGTTACCCCAACCTTCCAAACTATGGATGTGTCGCCATACATTAAAGACAATCGAACCTATGTTCCAGTACGCTACCTTGCTTATTCTTTGGGCGTGCCTGAAGAAAATGTTACATGGGATAACCAAACCCGTAGAGTCGGCATTACAAAAGATAGTACCGATATAACACTTATTATCGGCAGCCCTGTAATGCAAGTGAATCAAAAACCTGTCAGAATGGACGTATCGCCAGAGATAACAAACAATCGCACCTTCCTTCCTGCCCGATGGGTAGCAGAAGCATTAGGGGCAGAGGTGGATTGGGACGACACCACCAAACAAGCAATAATCAAGATGCCGATAGAAAAGCCGGGGGATTAAACCCCGGCTTCTTCTTCTGGTATCAATGCCAATTCTGCTTCTAATTTTGTCTTCTTACCTTCCAGTAAATCCCTCCTGTCCATATGGCGAGATTTTTGCTCAATTAGAGCAGTTATATTCCGGTCACAGTTATCGGTTTGCTTTGTTAATATAGCTATCTGCCTATCAAGTTCCTGTATCTCGATAGTTATAACCTCTTTTTCGGTCAACTCAATTCACCTCTTTCTTAATATATTCTGGTAGATATACGTCTGCATAACCTTTTCTATAAGCTGACAAAGACCAAGCAAAATTAAAGCTTTGCTCAGAGCTAGATTGTACAACAAAATAATCTTTGTCTATTTTATCCACAAAAACGCTGGTATCAGCATAAGGGGTTAGCTGTATAACCCATCTGTTCCCAACGGTATTAGGCTCTATGCACTCCAAAAACATAGGGTCTAAAGCAACTATACAGTTACCGTTTTCTAAAAAGCCAACTCCTTCCGCGATATACTTATGGTCTGGGCTTTCTCTTACAAACAAAGTTCTAACGCCATAATTGTCAGTAACCTCGATATTGCTCTTATCAGAGGAATAGATTGCACCACTTACCCATAAATCACTCTCGACAAACATGGTTCCTGAATTATTTACAGACACATCGCTACCCATCAGCAAGAGCTGTTTGTTTTGCGAGCCACTGCGTGCATGAATCTTTAATCCTGTCCCCAGAGCATCATTGAAATATAGAATTTGCCCCATCATTTCGTCTAGCCCGGTATGATGAAGCTGGATTATGCCCCCATTATGCGAGTAAATGTTTAGTGCCATTTTCCCATTTTCTCTTATTTCTAAAGGCTCAAATCCAGCACCAATTCTTATATAACTAGAGGCTCCTTTGGCCCCGCTTTGGAAACTTGTGCCGTATATTTGGCTTGCTTCAATCAAGCCGTCAATAATTTTGATGCCATATTTACGAATCAAATCGATTACCCAGCTACCTACATGGACTCGCAGATTTCCTTCGCTGTCATAAACCTTCAACCCATCCGTCTCAGCCCTTAGATACCCCGGCCACTGCTTCATGTCCTCGCTCGTATAGAACGGCACGCCTGTCTTATGCCAGCCTGTGCGGATTGCAACATCGCGATAAACCTTGTCAATTCGCAGTTCGTCCACAAGGGTATTTATGGCATTAGCCCCATTCCGGTCAGTGCCGATAAAGAGGTTGCTTCCAAACGCTGTAGGTAGACCCGGATTCTCGATGTAGCATGCTTCGGAGTCGTTTACTACTAGAGACAAGCGGTCAGATTTCCACGCTAATGAGATTGAGTCCCATGCGGTCAGAGTAGACTTGTTCGGGCCGTAGGCGATATTCCCCCAAGACGTGATTATTTCTATATACACTTCCTGTAATTCGGGAGAGGCGTGAACGTCCGAAGTTGTCAGCGTTTCCTTTATTTTTAGTTGAACATTTTGAAGATTACCTAGACCGTCAATACCCGGAACCACTTGCCCGTTCGCGCAAGGCAACCAATCAGTCCAAGTGGCACCGTTATCGGTACTTAGGGCAATCTCTATTAATACAGTTGTGCCTACGGGAGTGCTAGCCAACCAAGATATGCTTGAAGATACAGGTATTATATTTTGCGCAGCTATAACGACTGCTGGCGATATGCGGTATCCCGTTGTATGTCGTTCTGTAAAACTGTTCCATGTAGCTATTGGTCACCCCTCCTTTCATTGGTTATAACGCAGTTATAGTCTACTGTTCACTAAGCACGGGTATTTCACTCCGCATATCAGTCAATCCCTCCGGTAAAATATCACCCTCATCAAAAACTTGGTCTGTGATGATATACTCTCCCGTACCTATCCGAGCCAGAACGGATTCACCTTTTATAGTGATGTCATTGCATTTTTCAACATTTTCTATCTTTGTAGCTATTTGTCTGGTTTCGGTATCATATATATAGCCTATCAAGCCTGTCATCTAATAACACCCCCCGATGTTGTTACTTCTGCAGTCGTCCCTTGAGGTTGTCCAAGATATTTTCCTACTGTACTACCCTCATGACACTCTATCCCAACAGTATTATTACTACCTGCAACCCAAGTATTTGATGCTACGATAGATGCCCTGCCTACATATAGGGCTTTACTGTGGTTGCTAACTTGCGAATCTACTATATTTGCGGTCGAGAAAGTGACCGACACACCCGCAAAGGTTGAAGACGCTGTCGCCAGAAGGTAGTACGCTATTACGCCTATGCTATTTTCGATGATAAAACCAATACCGGTGGTGGTTGTGACTTCAAAACCACGAGAATATACAAAAGCGGAGCAATGTGAGATTGTAAGGCTTTTGATTTTATAGTTTACCGCATCAGTTAGTTGTGTGGCACCTAAAAAGCTGATACGCCCTTTACCAACAAATCCTTCAATTTTAACATCTTCATTGTATGTACCTGCATCAACATTAATCGTAATATTTGCGTCAATTCGTTTTTTAAGGCTGTCAACAGCATCTTGAATAGAGACAAAATCCTTTCCAACACCTACCGTAATAGTCCTATCTGTTAATTCTGCATGTGGCACAGTATCTGCCAAATGCGCACTAACCGCATCATCTATTTTTTGAAAATTAGCTGGCAAGTCTGTACCAATCGTCACCTTATGGTCGTCTGTCAGTTCAGGCTTAACTAAATTTAAAGTTTTACCCGTTGTCGTTGACATTACGTTAACACCTCCCAATTCGCTCCGGTAAAGTCGTTCCATGTTCTAGCTGTCGTTGTGTCAAGTTGCAAGCCTTCATCCTTTGCCCAAACCTGAGTTAATGTCCCGGCAGCAAAATCCGTTATGGTCGTTTCAGTCTTGCTAAAATCCACCGGGACGGTTGCTTGTACTTCTTCTATGTACAAATTGCCGTTATTGGCTATTCCTACCCTCAAACCTTCCGTATCGGTAGAATCGGGCGCATCCAT